TTGCCGCAGGTGGCCACGACGATCGCGCCGCTGTCGGTCACTTCCACGTCCGCCGAATTGAGCTACCGCTTGGCCATGTCATGCTCCAAAGATCAGCTTCCACACCGCCCCAAATGCCAGCGTCACCGTCGAGGCGGCGATGATCCACAACAGGCGGGTGCGGGTCGCTTCCGCGGACTCCAAACGGTCCAACCTTAGCTGGATGCCCGGCCTGGAGTTGCCGCGAATCGCCTCGTCCAGCCGGTCCAGCTTGGCGTGGATGGCGACGAACTCGGCCCTGCACACCCGGTCATATTGCTCATTCCCGTTAGACATGGACCGCTTCCTCGCGGTAGAATCTCGCCTGCTGTGAAAAGGGTCGAATCATGGAATGGATAAGGAAAGCTACACTCCTAGTCCTAGGCATATCGGTTGCCGCTCTGGTGGCCTACATTGTGTATCAGTGCTGGTGGGCTTCAGCTAAGGATGTGCTGGAAGGTGCACCCTTTATCATGTGGGTGATCTCTCCATATGCTTTCGCTATTCCGATGTCCCTGTTGCAGCGGAAGACTCTAGCTCCGTCTGTAATCACGCTTGTTGGGTCGCTGCTCGTTTCAACCTTCGGCTGGCTCAACCTAGCTGTGGTGATGTTGGAATCCATAAAGGGTAACAACGAGGCTGGATTGGTGCTCCTGCTCGTTCCGCTCATTCAGTGGCCGGGCTTTCTCGTCACTGTCGCACTTGCATATCTCGTTGCTGGTAGACCGTTCAGAATACACGCCGTGCTGGTCTTTGTTGCGGCGGCGATTGTTCTTGCCGCTGCCTGGCTGCATCTTGTCGCCACCTCCCACCCCCACAAATACGAGAAATTCGTTGCCATGCTGGGCTATTACCCGGTACTACTTGGTGCTCTCGTCGTCGTTGTGCTCACTTTCCTGGTCGTTCGTGCCAGGCCTCGTATCGAGAAGGCTGAATCGTGATTCACACGATCTGCTTGGCGTGAATCCGCAGCGTCCTGTGATACGGGTCGCTGTACCGCCAGCACGGCTCCTTGCCGGGGGCAAGGACTTCGTAGACCAGCGTTTCACCGCCGATGGTCTCAGCGATGATGTCGCCGGTCTGCGGCTCGAAGAGCTGCCCGTCGAGCGCCAGTTCGGCGGCTGCAATCAGGAAGTCACGGCTCTCAAACCGCTCGACGGCGCCATACCCGTCGTCGATCTCAAAGACGGTCTTGCCGACCGTCGCCACGACCTCAAGCGAGTCGTCTCCGCACCGATACGTCACGGGCCTGGACAGGTGCGCCCGCCGCATGCCGTCCAGCCAATCTGACGCTTGTTCCAGGAGGTCAGGCATGCTTCGCTCGCCTTGCTCGCTTCGCAGACATCAGTCCTCAGGATTCAGACCTCAGGCTTCGGGCCTCAGGCCAAAGGCTACAAGCGCGGATATAAAGGCCGTTCCTGAAGTCTGTAGTCTGAAGCCTGAAGTCTGTTGTTTATTGACTCAGCCGCACGCGGACCAGCGCGTCGCCGTCAGCCGTGGCTGCAATGGTCTTGCCCATCAGCATGTTGCCTGAGGAGGTCTCGGTGGCGACCTTGTTGGTCGCGTCCCAATAGACCGTCTTGCCGGCGGCGATGGCCTTGCCGGTGCCCGTGGCCTTGGGCACGTCAAAGACGCCCGCCACCGCCAGGCTGCCCAGGGCGTTGGCCGCGATGGGCGTCCGGGCTATGCCCACCAGGTTGTTCTGGACCACCACGTCCCCAGCCGCCACGGCCGAAGAGGGGGTGTAGTCAATGCTGCTTCCGTCATGAATGAAGGTTGCCGTTGCCATATTTCGCTTCCCTTCTCAGGCTGCTAAGATCAACTCGTGAACTCCAAAGCTGTCATCGGATACGCCGGCGAAAGCGACATTCAGTTTCTGGCCAACCGGGACCAGGACATGAGCGAGGCTGTCATCGCCGACCAAGTCGCACGCCGGGAAATCTTTGTTGCCCGCATCGGCGATGAGATCGTCGGTTGGCTGCAAATGGGGTACTTCTGGGACCACTTGCCGTTTATGAAGGTGCTCTATCTCCTCAGACCGCACCGCGGCCAGGGTATAGGCACGGCTCTGGTCACGTTCTGGGAACAAGAGATGCGCCAGCGCGGCCACAGGTCCGTAATGACCTCTACGTTGTCGAGCGAGACCGCCCAGCATTTCTACCGCAAGCTCGGTTACACCGACGTCGGCGGATTCGTCTTGCCGGGCAAACCGCTGGAGCTCTTGTTGGTCAAGACCCTCGACTGACATGATCATGCCTCGCCCTTGGCCTTCACGCCGCCGCGGGCGTCCTGGAGGGCGACCCCAAAATCGTGGTAGCCCCGCATCTGGACGCCCAGGACGTTGAAGTCCGCCTCGGCCGTCTCGATGGTGGGCGACTCCTGGCCGTTGAGGAACGCCACCTCGATCACGGGCAGGTCCGTCGGGTCGGCCAGCAGGTACCAGGCCTTCTCGCTGTTGCCGGTGTAGCTGGAGTTGGAGAGGTACCGGCTGACCTCGGCGCGGAACTTGTTCTGGTGCGGGTTGGCCACGGGGTACTTCGTGCTGGCGGTGGTGTCGCGGATCTCCAGGGCCTTGTAGAGCATCGTCGCCATCGCCGACAGCGCCGTCGGCACCAGCATGATGGCCGGCTGGATGCCGATTGGCTTGCCGTCGCTGTCGGTCTGGTCCATGAAGGCCTTTTCGGCCTTCGAAAGCCCGTCGATGCCCAGAGCGGTGTCCGCGCCGGTGAGGTAATTCTTGTTGCCGGCGGTGAAGAACGAGCCGTTGTTCAGGAACACGCCCCAGAAGATGTCGTTGATCTTCACCCCGCTGCCGCGACCCAGCTTTCGCGGGACGGTGGTGATGGCACCCAGGTCGTCGTTAATGATGTCGCGGCGGTCGATGGCCAGCAGCAGGCCGTAGGTGTCGGCCTTGTTGGTGTAGGACTCGTTGCCCAGCGTCCCGTGCTTCAGTTCCCCGCCGGGAGCGACCTGCTCGTACTGGTCCTTGCCGATCAGCCGGTAGCTCGTGACGGTTTTGAAGTCCGACACGTTGCGGACCGCGCAGATGTTCCGCCAGGTCCGCTCGACGGAGAAGAAGCCTTCCAGCAGGAACTTGTTGGCTACGTTGGAGAGGATCCCGCCGATGTCGATGGTGGACCAGCCCGCCTGGATGCTCCCGGCATGCCCGAAGGCGAAGCGCAAGACCGACCGGCTGTCGCGGAAGTTCCGCCCGTCGTAGCCGTTGGCCCAGGCCGCTTCCAGCAGAAGCTCTTGAAGGCCGATCCCGCCGCGGAACCGCTTGTCTGCGGCCTCCACGGCCTTCTCGCCGTAGTTGGTGGCCACGTCGTCGCCCTTCATCCCGCCGGTCAGCATGCACGCGGCCTCCAGGACCGCGCCGCTCATACTGTTGTCGGGGATGTGCGCCGCCGGCGCCTTGGGCCGGTCGGCGCGCAGCACTTCCAGCTCTGTGCGGGTCACGTCCCAGCCCTGTGCGATGGCCTTGGCGGCGATCTCGGCGTGGGCGTCGCCGCTACCACAAACCTTCCGCACCGCCGCGATCCGCTCCTGCTCCGCCGCCGCGCGGGCACGCATGTCCGCAACCGGATCGGCTGTGATACCAGAGTCGGTTGAAGCGGCACTTGCTTGAATGGCAGGCGGACTGGCCTCCTTGCCGGTTGCCGCCTGCCCGTCAGGGGCTTCCTTGCCCGGTTCAGCCACGGCCGTGGTGTTGTCCTTGTCTTTAATGTTCTCGTCCATGATTTCCTTCTCCTTGGCGGTCGATCCCGCCGCGATGGTCGCGGAGGTGTTGCGGTCCGCGCCGATGAACACAAAACTTATCTCGCCCAGCTCCGCCTTGCGGGCCACGATCAGCGGCCCGGCGAAGCTGCTGCCGTTGACGTTGACGCTGCGGCCCTCCGGCACGAACTCCCGCTGGAGCACGGCCGCCCCGATGCTGGCCTGCCAGCGGAAGCCCCGGTCGTGTGCCTCCACCACCCGTTGAGCACGCGGCGAAGACCCCAAGACCTCGCCGGAGGCCACCAGGCTGCTGCCGACGACCTCCACGCGGTCGGCCTGGCCCAGGAGACTGTCGATGTCCTGCTGGTGGCCGATGAAGATGGGGAACGCCGCCCGCGCCAGGTCCAGGCCTGACAGGTCCACCACGACCGGATAGGAGAACCCCGCGATCCGCATCAGCCCGCCGGTGTAGGCCAACAGGGTGAAACGGCGGTTGCGCGGCGCGTTGCCATCGCCGGCCGCGGCAGCCTCGATGGTGAACTGGCTGGTCAGCGCCAATTCACGCGGCTCGTTGTTCTGTGCGGTCCTCGTCATCTTCATCATCCTTGACCTGCATTCGCACCGGGCGGCCAAGAGAAAAGGCCGTGCGGGTGTGTGGCCCCACACGGCCTTTGGTTCTCTTGGCATACGCAGCGGGGATCAGCCGCCGCGCCGCCCGGTTGGGTTTTCTAACGCTAAACTATAGCGATTTAGCACTGCATCAAGAAGTTCTCCGGCTCCCGACAAAGATTGTTACGCTAATGGACCTCAATCACCGTCCGAGGCGCTGGCCTCGGTGCCCTTCTTGCGATGTCGGCGTACATATCCAACGATGGCATTATCAATCACCTTTGTCCGGCTCGTGTTCATCCCTGTCCCGAGCAGGCGTGCGATATGACTATCGCAGGCCACCGCGATTTGCACGAACATCGGATAGACCGCACGGAACACAGGTTCGTCGCCCTGGTTCATGGTGGTGCTCTGCAAGAAGAACCGGATCGTGTACTGGCGGTCGATGGGCGGAACAAGATCGGGCAGAAGGTGGTGAATTGCTTTTGATCCGGCCACGATCCTTGTCTCGCTGGCACTAATGCGAAGTGCTGAAAGCAACTCCCACAGGCGGACGGTGACGCCCTCCACGTCCGTTACCGCCCCGACACTCAAACCTGCGAGCCCGCAGATCATGTCACGGTGCTTGTGGAAACTGTCGCGGAAGTCCCCGAACTCGACTAGTTTCGCACCGCCTGGGCCCATCCGGTGCATTCCCCACGACGCGAGCGTGGCGTAGAGCAACTCCAGGAATGAATCGTCGTCAATTGCCGCCAATGGACTCCCGCATCGCCTTAGTCTGTCTAGGGTCCGTAAGTGGAAGTACATGCTCGGACCCGTGAACAGGTTGGCCTCGGAAAAGGCTGTAACGTAGTCTGGAAAGCCCTCGATCAGGTCGCGGACTCTACCATGCATCCTGCTGATAGTCTCGTTATGCATTCTGTTCTCCCGTCGCCATTGTGACGGAAGCTGCTTCCTTCGCAAGCATCTAGGCGGTTTCCGGTTCCTGGCTGGAGTCCCCATCTCCGTGATTCTCGTTGACGCGCTCCTGGGAGGGGGATGGCTGCGCCACGGTCAAGCCCAGTTCGTTCATCAAGGTGACTTCCTTGGCTCGCTGGCGAACCTCGGTCTCCCAGTCCTTGCCCTGGCGGGCATACTCAGCCGCCAACGTGGTGGTATTGCTGGCCAGGCGCGTGGCCTGGGCAGAGGCCTCCTTGAGCGGGTCCACATGCTCGTGGCCGTCCCAGAACCACTGATGGGATGCATCTTCGACCTCATCGAGGCCGAAGACCTTCACCGCTTCGGCCAGCCAGGCGTCCAAGATGCGGTCCAGCACCACCGTCTCGCAGTGGGTCTGTTCCACGCGGATGCTCTTGAAGTAGGTCTGGTGATCGAGGCGGCCGGAGGCGTAGTTGTAGCCCGACGAGTTGCAGGCGGCGATGTTGTAGGGCATGTTCAAGCAGCGGGCGATCTCGTTGAGGATCTCCCGCTTGAATTCGGCATAACTCGTGGCCGGTTGTTGGGCCTCGATCTGCCCGAGCCGCCAACCGTCGGGCAGGACGGTGGCCATCCGCTTTTCCA